AAAAATACAAAAAAGTTCACCTCCACACTTGGTACGTGTGGGAGACTGGCATCGGAGGATGCTGTCATGGTACCTTGCAGAGACGCAAGGAAGGATACCGTGTCGAGATTAAGTTCTATGTGGATTAGAATTTTGTCTACCGAAGTAGAAAAACATAAAAAACAAATAAAAAATAAAAAAGATAAAAAAACGCTGAGACGAGAGGCAAAAGCCATCGTCTCGGAAATAAAAAGTAGGGTGTTTCCATATATTATACCTATGATCGAGATCTACTGTGTGTACTTCCATACGAGGCTATCTGGCTCAATTGAGACCAAACAGCTCCGGCGGGAGGCACGCAACTTTGTAGAAACCGGCAACGTACTGTATCGCTACAGTGCGGCTGGTGGTAATATAGGGAAACTTATTAAATTTCACGCTTCACGGTGGTTTGACATGGCTGGGGAGAACCTCTCCGCGGGTCCGGTTAAGCCATCTCTAGTGTGTGGGATGCAGTTTGCACCCCAACTGATGTTTGGCATGGTGAGAAGAAATATTCGTGCGCTTGTCCGCCGTAAACGCAAGATTTCACTCTCATTCTGCCGAGCTTTTGCAAAGTCCAAGTGCCTCTGGCCTGAGGTGTCAGAATCGCAATACTTGGAAGCTCGCCAAGGCCACGCGGATACATTCGGAACCCCTTCCACCGACATTCAGTCGGATGCAGTGGAGGTTCTAAAAGATGTCTCGCGTGAGATCTTTGGTACTTTACCCCCGCCAACACGCTGTATGCCTAGTGCAAAAGCATGCCTCGAAAATCGAGCATTGACGGGCGGGAGAGCTATGGGGATCATCCCATTGGAGCCTAGTGCCCCCTATGAAACTATCTATCTAAAAGGCAGAAGCCACAATCGTGGTGACTGCGGTGATGGGTTGCTAATATGGCGACATGACGCGCTCTATGAAGGGTGGTCCGTCTGTTGTAGACGACACTCACACATTCAGCCCATGGTTCCGGGCTTTGAGCTTCCCTTTTTTGGGGAGCGACGTGTCAAAATACCGAAACACCTACTTATGTACGACGCTACAAATAAGTGGAAGAGCACACAATACCGAAAGTTCCAGGAGGAAGGAATGAACACCCCAGACATCCAAGCCGATTTGAAATGGTTTGGTTTGAAAGAACCCGGCCAAAAGGTCCGGTCTATCACTCTGGGGAGTGGGAGTGTCTATAATGCGTTACTGCCTCTCCAAGGGCAGCTACTCTCATGTTGGAAGAACTTCCACCCATCGACGATGCGGGACGAAGATCTAACGCCGAGAATGAAGAACTCATTAAGACATAGAAGACTCCTACCGCTTTCGGTTTCTGTTGATTACAAGACAGCCACAGACCTAGTGAAAAGGTTGGCCACACTGATCGCGCTTCGAGAAATCGAATCGCCTTTGATCAGTCTAGCCCTCCGATCTTTTGGCCGTGGCACCATACATTATCCAGAACTTAAGAAGGGACAGGGTGACGCATCTGCGTTCACCGTCCCATCCAATAATGGACAACCTATGGGTCATGTACTCAGCTTTCCTCTACTATGTGCTATCAACTATGCGAGCCTAAAGCTTGCTACAGTTCGTTATCTCAAGAAATACGGATTTAATCCTGAGACAAAGAAACTTATGGATCTTATACTGAACACGTGTGTCATAAATGGCGATGACCTAAACTTTCGTTCACCCAACTTCCTATTTGTTGAGATATTTTACGGCTGTGCTAGAGAGTACGGTCTGGAACCCTCTCCAGGTAAACAGTTCATTTCGACCCGGTATGGTACGATCAACTCACAAGACTTCCTCTTTGAGGGAGATAAAGTGAAGAGAGCGTACTATTACAAAACGACTTGGTTGGAATCTTGGCTCACGCCAAACCAATCAACAAGTTATGTTAATACCATGCTTGATCAACTGCCCTGGACTGGCCCCCTCATCCCACGCATGTTAAAGCGTGCGACAAAAGGCCCCAGCACAACTGGACCGCCTAACGGTTATAAGCCACTTCCAATGATGGCTCGCCACTTTCCGGGCTTCACGCCTAACTGGTACCTACCTACCTATCTTGGTG